ATGAAGAATTTACAGTACGAAACACCTAAAGCACTGCCCAATAACTGCCGTAGATCAAGATATGCAGTGCACCCTGCAAATTGGAATACTACGCGGCCCAAAATGACTGTTCAGTGGCGTATCACCTACCGTTTTTATGATCCACGTCAGACCCTCCGCTGGCCCAAAGGTTACCAGAAAGTGCTACAAGATGGTATAATGGAGAAAACAACCCCCGCCGGCAGACAAGCTGTGGTTCAATTCCTATTAGATCTTGAAGAAAGATTACTGGACCAGGGGTATAATCCAATTGAGAAATCAATAAAATTAACGAAAAGGCCTATAGCAGATACGGAGGTTATTGCGATCTCCAGATCTACTGCTTTTACTGCATCATTGGATTTTGGGCTAAAGGCACGTAAGCTAAGTGCTAAGACTAAGGCTGATATTAAAAAAATATTTCCGCACGTGATCAAAGCAGCTTCTGAACTGTATCATAATAAGGAAACTGACACAATTCTTCGAAACCGGCTTTCGAGCGCAGATGTCCCCCTTTCTAACATGCCTGTTTTCCAAATTCAGAAATTACATATTCGTGCAATAGTTGACCAGGTCGATAAGAATTTGACCAAGCCTGGTGAACCATGGTCCGCCAATATGTATAATCGCTACCTTTCTTATCTATCAATGGTCTTTATCGGCCTGATAGAATCTGGGATCATTTCCGAAAATCCAGTAAAAGGAATCCCACAAAAAATGATAACCGAGGAGGCTTCCGAACGACCAACACTCACTCAGGAACAGTCAGACTTTATTGTTAACGCTCTCCTGGCTGATCCCATTAAATATTCCTTCGGCCGGTTTGTAAGTATTTTTAGATCATCCGGAGGCAGAGAGTCGGAGTTTGCGCGTTTACAGGCAAAGCATGTTTCCCTGCAGGACCGCACTTATAAATTACAGGTAGAGAAGGGCGGGCGGAATGTTTTGGAAACAAAGTTAATGACGGATGACACACTTTTGTTTTGGGAAGAAATACTGTCAGAGTGCCACACACCGGATGATTATCTATTTGGAGAAGAGATGTATCCAAGTAGCAAACCAGTGGAGCCCCAACGGTATACCTTCAAATGGCATAAATGGATAAAAAAAGGAATGGGGTTTTCCGAGGATCTTTACTCGGAAAAACACCGTGAGCTAACTGCTACCGTGGATAAGGAAGTGGAACTCCTGGTTAGCGAACTATTGGAAGTCGCACAGGGTATTGCTGCTCAAAAGGCCGGACACACAACAAACAAAATGGTTAAAGAAGTATACGATGTAAAATCAAATAAGAGGTCAATCGAACTGCAGAAGCGCATCAAAAACTTACTAACTAGTAAGTAGGTAATTCTATCAAAAAAAGGGGCCAGTCACCTGGCCCCTGCATCCTACGAAATCCTGTTATTACAAATGTACAAACTTTATTGGTGAGGCACGACAAAACCGAGTAAAGACAGGCGGCTGGCAACGGAATCAATGCATGCTAAAAGGGACTTCTCATAATTAACGCCCGTTGCATAACCTGCAGCAGCTATCGCCTTGGCAAATTGTTTCGCATCGGTAAATTCAAACGCTGGCTGATAACGTTCGATACCTGTAAGAAAACGGCCGTAATCTATCCAGGCCTCTGCCGCCGAATCGTAGGCCCGAAATTCACGATCAACGTCCCATATATATCGTTTCTTACCATCCTTCGTCTTATACGGCGTAATATTATGGACTGTTTTGAATTTGTGCTTTTGGCGATTGTTATCAGGTAGATCTTCTTCTGTACGGAGTACCTGGATCCTACCTGTCCATTCAGGGCCCGGGGTCATACCGGATGAATTGAACTGAGGTGCGCTATTCCCCCAATCACTTTCTAAACCTTTTTGTCCCAGGATAAAAAGAACTGGTATTCCGGTTGTCTTCCAGCAAGCCACAGCTGCATAAAAGTTCAGCTTTATGAAGATGCTGATTTTATCATTTGAGGTCATTTCTTTCTAAATTTATAAATGAAATATCCGGTTACCAGTAGCGTGAGAGCACCCACTGCGCTCCACAGCCTTGCGATTGTGACGTCACATTTAGCGACAACAACGTTCAACCTCCCAATTTCTGCCTCCTTTTCATGGATCATCTGGAGTTCCGCGCTACTTTTAACAGGATACGGTACCGGTATGGAGTCTGGTAAGCATGGCCGATAGGAACGCTGTAGACTATCAATTTTCTTTAATAGACGCATAGTTTGAATTTGGAAGCCTCCAACGAGTGCTGCACATTTGTCGCTGATGCTATCTGCAGCATATTGGCGATCATGCTCCAAACGGTTCCGCAGACTGTCACCCGCTCTCTGTAGGGAATCAATCGTAGGGGTATAATCAGTGTTATTCACTGGCGTAAAAATGGGTATTCTGCCGGCACTGTCGGTTACACAAGGAAAATACTTTGCAGATAAATCTGCAAAGGAATTGGGTTGCCGCTCAAATAAGGTGCGTGCATGGGGCAGGCTCATGCAACCGCTTAGGGAGTAGCAGATAGCAACAAACAAAAGTGTCTTTGCTGAATCAGTGTAACTTTGTCCATTACCGAGCATTAGCTGTATACCTTTCAACAAAGCAAGAGTAAAAATAAGAAGCTTCAGCACCCGCTTTTCCGTGAGCTCAGGTAAGCCAAAATCTTCAATCATAGCCGTGGCACCAGGGATGATAAAAATAGCCATGGCATTTACAAAACGTCGATACCACAATGGGGCCGGGCGTTCTAACTGTGAAAAACCTATTTTCGTTTCAGGCATATAACTTTTTTAAAGGATGAAACAATTAGTTTCCTATTCCTTTTTACCCATAGGTAAATGTCCTTACCGGCAATGGCCGCTACTCCAGATAACAATCCAGGTAGTAATACTCCAGTTGCTAAATCAGCACAGCTTACCAGGGAACTGACAACTGTGCCGGCAAGAAATACGCACAAATTTTCTTTCATGAGGAATTATTTTGCAACCCAGCCCGTTGCACCCGTGCCGGATTCTTTAACGTATAGGGTTGAACCTGGCCCACCATCTGTGCGGGTGTATAGCGCACCTATATTACCAGGCACAACTCCCTCCGGCGATCCAGCGCCAGACGACCATCTTACCTGACCTTCACCTACCACAATTGATCCGCTTTGAATTGATCCAACGGTGAACTGACCAAGAATTGTCGCACCCTGCGCGACATATAGTGACCCGGAAAGATTAGCATTACCAGTAGAAAGAGTAGTTGTGGTTCCATTATTGGTGAGGCTCATACCACCGGAAGGAGATGAAACACGGAAGTCATTCACAGTAATATTCATATCACTGAATTGTCCACTTCCATCCATTGCTTGAATCATCGCTGTTTTACGGCCAGGGGTCGATGATTCAACATTGTACATTAATAGGTTAGCATTCGCATCTAACGTCGTCATCAGTTCCAGATATTTTTCCAGGTTATCACCTGACATTTCACCAGTAATCATTCCGCCCACATTGAACCCAAATGTTTTCGAGGTACCGTTCACAGATAGAGTGGTGGTTGGCGACAGGGTTCGAATTCCAACCTTATCCCCAACCAGACCATTACCACTTATTCTAAAGGTCGCTGGCTGATCTTTTGAATCCTGTGCCAGGATCGGGTCTGCATCGCTTGATTTCGTTAAGGTATACCAGTTACTTCCGTCGTTTTGAACTGTAAAAGCCGTACCAGCAACGATAGGAACTGAGGTTTTACCATCAATATTCGACGTCCCTGCAGGTGTAACTGTCGCGGTTTTCGAATTGTCATTGACACGTTTAAAAACGAACGCACAATTTCGACAATCAGCTACAGCTGGTAAACGGTAGGTTTGATTGTAATACATCGGTCCAACAAGAATCGTATGATGCTCCGGTGTAAGGTTTATAGTTTGACTGGACTCGTCCGGCGGTAGGACATGGGTAGCTATATTACTATTAAAACGAATATAAGAAGGACTGGCGTTTGAAAGCTTTATTGCAGATATATCAGCACTTCCATCATTATTGGTTCCTCCGCTGATGGTCCACCTAGAATTGGATGTGCTACTTTCTCCAAACACAGTCCCTTGAGTACTTTTAATCTGAGTTGCCTGCATGTTACCCAAAACATTTAGCACACTGTTAGCACCCACAGGGAGAGTTCCATTGCCTCCAACGAAAACAGAACCACCATTAGGTTGTAGTGCCAACATACCCCTGGTATTACTATTCATGTCAGACTGAATAAACCCTTGAGAATAGGGGCCGCGATTGATCACTCCGGACGAGAGCCGGTAGGCGGTATCATAAGATGGAGAAATTACGAACTGCCCTAAGGAGAAAGAAGGGGCTTCTGAAATTACGCTTAGCTTACCTACTCTGCCGGAACCGGTAACTGAAAACGAGGCATTCTGCGGCACCAGTGGGTCTGCCTTAATAAAATCCTGAGCAGATACCGCGTCATCCCAAGACTTAATCCACCTGCCATTTAGGTAAATACTGTCCTTGACTGTTACTCTTGAAAAATTACCGGCCGTTTGTCCTATGGCCGAGATTGATAACAGGGTAATTACAATGGAGGAAAATAATTTTTTCATAAATAATTAGAATTTAAAAAAGGTGACTAAGGCATCAGAATCTATGCCTGTGAAAAATATTTTTACCGGAGCAAAAGCTGCATATCTTCCAATCGTTGTTAAGAGTGGCTCATTCGCTTTAACAAAGATCGCAGGCTGGATATCAGCAGCTCCAGGAGAGCTACCGATACTCAACGTGATATCAGTTGTAGGAATTATGGCAACTGCATGCAGCAGCTGTCCTTTGGGTAGCTCATAAAAATGATCGTTAGTGATCGGAAGCGCTGCTTGACCTGCATAATTATCCAGTGTCCAGCTAACAAAATTATTTACGACGGTATTTTGGTGCGTAAACAGAATCACATCTTGCATTTGTGGGGTGTTTTAGCGTTGATAAAATTTTATGGTAATATCCTCTGTCACTCCAGAGAAGTAAATAGTGTTAGCAGAGTAAATAGTCGCGAAGGCCAGTTCATTCGCTGCATAAAATACGTCCGGTTGAATCTCATCTCCTCCAGCAACTTTGCCTATGCGGAGTATTACATCAGCCGCAGGCAGAATGGTAATAAATTCTATTACCTTTCCATTGGGATTGTGTGCTCCATCAGCCTGAAATAGGACCTCCTGAGGGCCATTTAAATTGAGAAGTTGATCCAGGAGATCTGCAAGGTCATTAAACCTGCCTGCAACATCAGTTTTAAGGATACTCTCAGGGAGAGTTTTATCTGTAATGCTGGATTTGACCAGTTGCTTAAAGAATTCAATCTCCGGTCTCATTATTCAAATAAATTTTCAAAACGGTGTTCAAATAAGCGGATGTAGGTATCAACAGGATTACCGTGTACTGCATTAATCAAGTTTTCGCAGTCTATGGCCAGCAAAACGAACGAAAACGGACCAGCTGCACCGGAAAGTTGTCCCACCTGCTGATTTTGCAAATCCTGATTCCAAATATTGATATACTCAATCTTGTTATTGGCTTTGCCAATAACATCCAAGTGAATGTTCAGCACGTTCACTGGATAACTGTTGGGTTCCTGGTCTTCAGTAGTCATCATCGGTAATATGTGAATGCATCCCTGACATACACAATATTTTTCAAAGTAATCATAGTAGCCAGCAGCTTCCTTTTCTGTCACTTGCACGCCCGTACAGTTACAATAAGCTGTTAAAAAACTGTAGTAATCCATTACCATTTCCCAATTGGGCAATTTTCAGTTACGACCATGGTCTTCTGCAGGCAAGGACAGTGGCAGTGAGTACAGCTCAATGCATTTTCATACTTTGCAGATCCATTTAAAAAATGGAGATATCCCTTCCTCTGACTATCTGGGCATATACCACAGATTTTCAATCGAAGATCCGATAACTTCCCTTCAACAATGGAGGTTGGGAGGATACCAAGTTGCTTACCCCATCCCAATAAGACATTTTTAATCTTCATAGCAATTGCAATTTTCATGGTTATCAACATCATCATATAGACCTAAAACCAAGTCTGACTTGCGCTTATAAGCAACACCTTTAGTATCACAGCCACAATCCTTTTTGTATAATGGATACTTCCGCTTATTTGCGCACAACCAGGTATGCATGGCCTCCATAAGAGGATCAACCCTATCCATCATCTTCTTATCCATCATCCATTTTACAGTAGCTAAAGTTGGTGAAACTTCGCCGGCAGTAGTCATGGGCCCGGAAGCAGGAACAGAATGGGTAACGCCAGCTGAGCTAAACTGAACAAACGCCTCAGGGGTTGATAATAGCATCACACATTCGGCAGTAAGTTTCCAAAGGTGTTGCTTCCACAATAGCAAATAATCCACTGACAAGAACTCCATTGCATTAATAACATCACCATTCACCAGGCCTGCCTCAGGCAGAAGTTGAAGAAAACCCCCTCTGTTATCATCCGTTATTTCCTGGTTCTTTATGCGGGCAATATCATAATACATTCCATCCCCCAATGCCGGTCTTACCAAACGCTCCTCAGCAACAATTATGGACTGCTGAATCGTCCGTGGGTCTAAGGTGTGTTTCGTCGGCGCATGAAAAATCACCTCGTCAGTAGTGATGAGAACATCGCGCAATAGTGGGTTAATCCTGTACATTGGTAACGTCTTTTTTTTGCTTCAATTCGGATAAGTACATTTCACCTTTTGTTGTTGGGTCTTCTGGTAGGCCTTTGGCACGTCGAACCTCATTAACACGGACAGCCGGCGTAACATCAACATCAGTAAGTCCGCTTATATCAATATTAGTTTGAATTTGGATGTTGGATGGGTCGATATTAAACCCCATCCAGGCAGCAGCCAACTTAAATACGTGATACCAGACTTCATTATAACAATCCTGCTGGGCTGGAAGGATAACATTCCGATTTGTCCATTCCAGGACTTTGGTAAAAAAACCTGATCCCTTACCCATGGCGCTCTGCGACATCACTCCGCATAGAATAGGATCCCATTCGTTTGCTACAAAAATCTTATCCTGCCATTTATCATCAGCTTCGATGAAGCTACCGTCCCGGGATGTTTCTAATGTATGTAGATCAGATCCATCTATACCTTCTTCGGAGGCAACAACCATAACACGACCACGCTTCCCATCACCAGTATGCGTCTTAACAGCCTGCTTGCCAATCCTATTGGCTTCATCCTGAGATAAATTCCCTTTTAAAGCCAAAATTGCTGACAGCACCATATTATTATCAAAATTGTCCAAATTATATCTGGCTCCTTTGTACTCAAGAATCTGGTGTATCATGGATGCGACGGCGGTAGGCAGCCCGTAATATGGAAATCCAGAAAAGGTGTTCTGATACCAGATTACTGTTCTTTCGGAACCATCCGGCATCTTTTTCCAATTTGCCGAATCCTTGTTTAATGGATTATAAATAGGTAGTTTCTTGGACCTGCGTATTTCGTCCCGAGTAAGACAGCGAGCATTCCTGAGGAAAAGCTTAGACTGGAGTGCAGTATCACAGATGTCATCTTCATCCGGAGAGCCCAGCCTCCACTCCATAAAGTTGTGCACATACACACAGAAGTATGGCGTTCCCGCCACCTTAAACCTCACCAATTCAATCGGAACGTTGCCCCATGTAAAAAAATCTTCAAACAATTGCTTACTGGCTTTCCTGGCCGAACTGCTCTTACGGTTGATTGTCTTCATCCATTGAACAAAATTCGGATCAAGGTCTTTACCATCAATAGATGCAAACCCATCTCCAACACAGTAGCGCGACTTGGAAACAATGCATCGGTTGTGAGTAGGCGATAGCAACCTTGCTTCCAGCATTTGTCTGGCAAAATCGTCCGATGGCGCCAGGTACGGCAAATACTGTGTCCCGGAAGTGAAGCTATAAGCTCGACCACTGGAGTCCAGTGGTATCGGATTCTTCGCATCTATCCTCACCTCGTTGCTCACCCTTGGTTTCTTCGCGGAAGTACTCTTCGATTGAGTTTTGTTGTGCTTCTGTGCCTGATGGGATTTCTTCATTTGCTAATAATTGAGTGCGTATGGAAAAAAGCTGCTGCTCAGTTTTCGCTTGTAGCAGTTCGGATAAGGGTGGCAGATCATCAAATAGTTTTAACAGTGTCGGATCATTGCTTTTTATAGCAAGAATGGCTAAATCTATCAGATCATCACGCTCCTTTAACGGAAGGGCACTGTGTCCATACGCGACTACAGTGCCCAAATAAGCATCTTTAACTTTAATCATGGCAAAGATTACATAAGGTCCGTAATGGTAGACCAATCACCGGTGTAGACACATGCTTCCCGTGTATAGGCCCCTTTAAATACAATGTTACCACCGTTGAAGTCGTCGAATACCTTCCCGCTGGTACCGTCACTATCCGCCATTTCCACCTTCCATCGAGGGATTTCCTTTGCATTTACAAATCGCTCTCCCAAAACGAAAATTTCGCCTGAATTATGACGAATAACGAGGCCGACACCGGCACAAGAACTGGCAGCATCCATCATGATTAACCAAGAGGTAAGCTCTTTTGACAGCCGGTTTGCCTGAAATTTCACCTCATGATCATAGCGCACAGATGCTCCTTTTCGGCTTTGCTTCCAGGTGCGTTCAGCCTCGCCTTCCTGGAATGAGATCCCAAACATTTTGGCACCATTCTCGGCCGTGGCGCCTTCACGAAGGGCGATTGCAGAATAGGTAGAATCGTCATCCACGGCTTGAGTGAAATTAAAGTCGGCTGGATCAAAGGCAGCCAGATCACTAATACCACCACTGGTAGGACCGCACACCCTTGTAAATGGTTTGAGTTTAATACTTAACATTTTATACTAAATTAAAATGGATGAATGAAAATGTTACGCCCAAGAAGATAATGCTACCACGATGTACTCAGGCAAAGCGATTTGGGTACCAACCTTGAGAAACAAACGGTAATACCACTGCATCTCCTTTTTTTCATACCATACTTCTAAGGCAGTTGTACCATCCTCACCTTCACCATACTTTTTGTCTGTTCCGAAAACAAAGTTTCCACGTAAGGTAAGTACTGCTGCGTAGCCTTTACTGCCTTTCAGCTCCTGGATGATTGGTGACCAGATACTCTCTACCAATACGGGTATCCCATCATAGGAAAGAGTCTTTATACCATTTGATAGAAGTGTATACCCTTCAGCCTCTTTGCCGAATAGCTTGAGGTAATTGCCGTATCCACGCGCAATTTCTTTTGATACATAAAAAGCCTTCTGAGAATCCTGGAAGGAATCCATCCGCACCGGCTGGCGGTCGAACATTGACTTGATCAAATTGTATGCTTCCTCGGGATCAGCAGAATAATCTGTACCGTCAGGAATCTGAAGAGTTTGGTCTGCAGGGATGGCACCAGCGGAAATGTACTTTTTAATCCATTTAAAAATTCCGTCAAAGACATTGGTGCTCCACTGAGCGTTTACTGGCGGCACACGCTCAATATCACCAAAGTAGGCGTTAGACGCAATATCTGTGCGCATTGCACCCTGAAAAAATGGCAAAATATTACCTTCGAATGCCGGATCTTGATTCCGGAAATCTTTTAAATCTCCCTGATAAAATTCATTGCGACAAAAGGCAGTCGCTCCATATACTTCATCTGTAGAAATCTGTCTGATAGAGGCACCTGCGACCTTTTTATAATTGATATCACACGATGCATCTCGGCGCTGCAGGATATTCTGCACACGGCGAATATCAATAATGGGGCGTTTACTTACCACATTGTCCATGATTGTAAACTCATTAAGCAACCCTTGAAATTCTGATCCATCTGGAATCAGATCAGCAAAGGCAGGAGCTATAATCAATTCGTGGAATGCAAGTGAATCTAATGAAAATGTTTGTTGCATAATTGGGGTTATTAATGGATGAACGGCTGTACAGTTTATTGTTTGTCCCAGTTAGACACTTCACCAGCAGCGGCAATCTTAAACCAGGTACCATCCGCAATAAGACCTGCATCTGAAATTACGGTCACGGATATATTAAGCCCTTTTGCAGCATTTAGGTTGGCTACACTGATTACTTTCTTTCCAGCCACACCTGTAACGGTAATAGAATCAGTTATGTCTTTACCATAGTGATCATGGACTTTTACAATCACTTTTTTCAATGCCTGACCAGCAGGATATGTAGAGGCATCTGTCACTTCTAATGTTTTGGCTGCACCATCATAGGTGTACTGCACCTTTGGTGTAAAAGCCGAAATCGGCCCATTGCTTCGATAGTGAAGAAGGTCTTTGTTATCAATAGCATTCATGGAATGGAGTATATGGGGTTAAATAATACAATGGATTAAAGGCCGGCCTATTCCGCTTTGTTAAATTTACCTCTGCCCTCATTTGACACTTCGGAATTCTGGGCTGTAGTTTTTTGACCGATTTTATTCGCTATCTCAGATTCGAGCTCGGTCGCCTTATTGGTTAAAGTGGTAATCTTATCATCATACACACCTTTAATCTCATTGATAATGTTGCTTTTCATTGAGTTAACCTGCTCAGTCACCAAATTAGTCACCTCTGTTTCCAGTGATCCAAGTGACTTCTCCAAGGCATCAGCCAACTGGTTACGGATATCTTCCGTCGTTGCATTTTCCGCAGGCTTAAAATTACCTTTAAAGCCTTCCAGGAAGTTTTTAAGAAAGTTTTTCATGTCATTATTTTGTGTTAATAAAATTTGCTGAAGATCGAAAGGAGGCTGTGTTACTAAGGCAGAGTTATAGGCAGCTATTCCTGCTTTATTTTTGAAACCCCAAGGTTCCGCTGTGACCTTGTTAGTAACGTTTGAGGTGGACAAATTATCGACTTCCTTTACAAATCCTTTAGCTACGGCTTCTTCCGCAGTCATCCAGGTTTCAGCATCCATCATGGCAGTTATTTCCTGTTCCGACAACCCGGTTGCTTCACAATAGAAATCGCGGATTTGATTGTTAAACTTACGCAGTGTGGCAGCCTGGCGTTCCACTTCATTTACATCACCCCAAGCCCAGCCTGATGCATTATGGACCATCCACCAGGTGTTTGGTGTAAGGGCGGGAACTTCCCCTCCCATTACAATGTAGGTACCAGCAGAAGCTACCAGTCCTATACCAATTGCATCAACCTTTACACCGCTCCTTTTAAGCTGTTGCATATAATCATATATAGCCATAGCATCAGTGACACTCCCACCAGGAGAGTTCACATGGAATTTCACTGATGAAGGATTGGCTGCGTTAATCTGCTCGCGGATTGATTTGAAGGATACCGAAGTCGTATCACCAAACCACACCTCATAGATTTCCTGTGTTTCTGCATCAACAATGGCCCCGTCGATATAAATATCAAGGTGGCTATTGGAGTTATTTTGAATTCGGTAGTTAAACACCTGAACTGGTCGCTTCATGAAATTTATTTCTGTTACAAATTTGTAATTATTTTAAATGTAATCACTTTAATATAATTACATATTATGCCCAAAAAGGGCACAGTATTTTAATTGCACTTATCACATCGGCCTCGGACTTGCTTTTCAGTAATGCCTAACTTCTGAGAGATTTTTCCATATGAGGCATTATTCTGTCTTAGAAGGCACACCTTTGCTGCAGTTAACGCATCTTCCCCAATTAGGTGAACAAACTGCTCCCAGTTCGTCATGGCCATCTCCTGAAGCTTCTTATCGAGGTCTGTCATCATAATGTACCTGGTGATTGTTGTTTAACCTTTTTTTGAAGCGCATTTCGAACTGAATCAGTATCCTGCGTCACCTGTAGGCGATCTATACGCCCCGAAACAGCTACTATTGCTGCCCCTTGCTGTTGCAAAGTTTCAATAATCGAAGAGAACTGTACATCAACATTAGTGGTCGGCATGGCAGGTGATGCCGGTAACGTATAGTATGCCGGAGCCGGTAGCGATGTGCCTAAACTGCCGCCATACGCAAATTTGTGCAACATCCCGCCAGGGGCAAAACTCACCCCACCTCCAAGTTGGTTCAAAGTGCTTGCAATTTGAGCATGGTTACCGGTGATAGTAAATTTGCCTGAGGGGGCGTTCCGGGTACGGATAATCGACAATTCATTTACCTCTGCTTCATACTGGCGCCCCCGGAAACTAAATGGAGTACCTCCTGCAGAATGGGGCTTTCCTCCAATTTTACCTCCGAGAGCTGGCATACCACCATATTCAAATTTGGTACTTTCTATTTCTTTTACTCGAAGGGCATATCTGCCTAATGCCATAAGAGAAAAAATACCCCCGGCAATAGGACCAGCTATCGGGCCCAGTTGATAGGCGCTGGCCCAAATGTTCGCCAATTCCGTTGCTAAGGCAATACGAGCCTCAGCTTTTTTTACTCTTTTCAAATCCTCGCCTGCTTTTACCTCTGCCTGCCGCTTTTTATTGGCATACTCTTTATCAAGCCTTTCCTGTTCTGCCTGGCTCTGTGTCCTTGCCTTTTTTTGCTGTAGTTCAAGATCCAAGCGTTCTTGCTGTGCTCTTAGGCTTTCTTGTATCTGTGCCCTCTCGCTGTCAAAATAACTATTCATCGCATCCTTGGCCAGTGAATAGGTTTCGGCGATCGCTTTATCAACGATTTCAGTATACTCCGACGAAATCCGCAATGAGGAGGAAATACCATCTCTGATAAGTTCCTGAATAGACCGGGTGTGACTCCGGATCGAAGACTCATTGGCATCATGCAGCGCTTCCTGCTTTTTATATAGTGCCTCCACAAAAGAGTAATACTCCTGATCACTGATTTTTTTCTGATCCAGCAACTGCTTATATAATGGTAATTGCTGTTTCATCGCATTAACTTCCCTCGCAAGAACGCCAACTGCTTCGGTTTTATCCACCTTATCAGTGAGCTGCTTTTTCCTGGGAGTAGTCATAGATGGGTCTCCGAGTATTTCTGCTCGTATCTTAGCCATTTTCAGTCGGAAATCAGATATTCCTTTTTCAGCCTGTACCATTATATCGGCTACTGATTGTTTAGAAACGGCTATTTCATCACGTGTAAGATCCTGTTGCACCTGTATCATAGCATTTTTCCTATCCACAGAATTTTGTCGTGAACGAATTGAAAACTGCTTTTCCAGGGTATCCATTTCTGAATTAAACTTTTCTTGAGCGGCAAGCATTAATTTATCAGCTGCAAGTTTTGCCTGCGCTTTCTCCAAATCGGAAGATCTTGGATTATCTAAAATGGCTTTCAGAGCTGCTTCGGCCTGCTTTTTACTTTGCTCAAGCTGGGATAGTGCATTACGTTCTTTTAATGCGAACAGCTGCTCATTGGTTTCCCGTTCAGCCGTGATGCGTTCCAGCTTAAGTTCCGAAATTAGCTTTTTCTCAGCTGCATTTCCTGCAGTCACCAACTTCAACTTTTTATCTACTGCTTCCTGATTTATATGAAGTACGGAAGCCAGGTAATCCTCCTCAGAAACTTTCCCTTCCGTATATCGTAGCTTCTGATCTGCCAGCAGCTGATCACGCTGTGAATCGATTTCACGTAATACATCTTTGTCAGATCCAGTCAAGCGTGAGCCATGGTAGAGGCTATCCTTAAATTTTCCGGTTTCTTTATCTAATTCATCCTGAAGTTGTTTTCTGCGGGCAACCAGATCCGCCAGTTTCTTACTCCCAAATTCTGCCTTATCTATTTCATCATCTAATGCTTTCAATTCGGCCTTTACAGTTTCTGCATTTCGTACAGGCTTAACCGTTGGTATAGACTTATTTCCTGCATCCACCGTTGCTCCCAGTTTGGTAAGCTTAGCTTTAACAAAATTGTTTGCCTGCTCAACTTCCAAATCTTTCGCAGCAATCGCTGCCTTCACCCCATTAATCGCTGCATCAACCGTGCTAACACCTGTAAAAATTGAACCCGTCAGAGCTCCAAACGGCAACCGGCGCCCGGCAGGCAGAAAGCTTCGTTCTTCTTCGGTTAAATCTCTCTTACCAGTTAAACCTTGCGCACGCTTAGTTTCTAAGTCGTATAGGGTCTTTTGAAGTTTGGTACGTTCCTCAATGGCTTTATTTGAAATTGCTTCACCAGCCTGCAATTCTGCTTTTTGTTTGAGTGACTGTATGTAACCATCCAAAATCTGCTTACCTTCTGCGGTACGGATATTCTCAAGTGTTAATCCGGATAAATACTGCGGTGACAAAGCAATCAAATCCTGCAGTGCCTTAGTCCGAGAAGCCAATGAAGCGGTATTATCTTTGGCAACGGCAGTGAGAACAGACATGCGGTTGATGATTGTATCTGTCTGCTGCTTCACCTGGTTAGCTACCTCTGCATTAAGTTTAAGCTGTGCGGCATGAGCACCCAAAGCCGCCGATGAATTGGTCACCGCAGCACCAAGCGCAACAAACGCCCCAGCCAACAGCCCGATGATAGTCAATATGACTCCCAATGGAGTAGCGCGTATCGTATTATTGAAAAGTAGTGCAGCGGCAGTTGCAAGGCGATATGCGCCGGTAACGACACCTATCGAAATAGCAAAGGCATTCTGTAAAATTGTAATTGCCGCAAGAGCTACCCTGCCGGCAACTAGCTGTGCGTTAACCAGTAGGAGCCGCGCATGTGCAATCAGCATCTCCTTATTGAGTACTGTCCAACCTACTGTCCACAAAGTGAGAAGTGTTAAGATAACCGGCAAGTTGGAGAGAAAAAACAGGATAACACCTGAAATACCAGTTAATGTTGCCAGGAATGCCTTGCTGCCGGCTGCGTCAGAAAACTTTTTACCAATTTTGTCGAGTGTTGCAGCCAGATTCTCATTTTTGGCATTAAATGCGTCCAATACCGCCCCAGTATCTGCTGTAGCTTGCTTGGCACGCGCGATCCGTTCACGAAAAACATCTGCTTTCCCTCCGAGAGTTGCCAATATAGTGGTCGCCCGGCCGGCACCGAGTTCTGCATCGGCAAGAGCGGCAGCCACATCTTCAATTCCAGTACCAGACTTCACCAGGTTTTCAGAAATACGAAGCAAGGCCTCCGCAGGATTATTATTAAGCAACTCACGGAATTGATCAGTTGTCATCTTGGCAATAGCTGCATATTTCTCCGTTTCAGAAGCCAGTTTCGGTATCACTTTTACCAGCACCGTAGAGGATACCTCCGCTGACTGTTTAAATTCTTCAAACCCTGCACCCAGCCCAATGACATCAGGAAGTGTAATATTTGAAATTTGGCGAAGGCCAGCCATACGGCCAGCGAAGTCGTTAATATATGGGACACTGGCCACCGTTTCATTCGCCAATGTACGGATGCCATTTCCAATCTGAAGGATACGTTCACCAGTGATCTCACCATCAGCATAAAAAATATTTATCAATTTCGCGAATGTCTCTGTCCCCTCTTCCACGCTGCCAAAATCTTTACCAAAAGCGACTTTAGTAATATCAACTGCTCGAGCTACCCCTAATAAATTTTGTTCAGTGGTACCAGCACGCAGCGCCACATTGGCAATATTTTCCAGTTCCTTCACCTTGGTTCTGGTATCCAGCTGCCGCAGGCCGGATACGATAGCATCTGCCCCACCTACAGCTCTTCCCAGCTCTATTTCCAAAGCTGTGGTTTCATCAGAAATTTCTTTTGCCGTGGCAACTCCACGTTGTAATCCGCTGAGCATTGCCTGAACGCCCACATAACCTAGAACAAACTGTGCTATCTGATTTCTTGCTTCTTTAAATCCAGCAGATATGCTGGCGGTGATCTGGTTACCGATATCACCTGCGCCACGGAAGTCATTTCTGAGCCGATCAACTTCTTGGCGTAGCCTTATTGCCTCCTGACGGTTCTCAATCATCTGTCTCTCAACAGCCTCAAGGCTACCTTCACCGGTAACACGGATGGCACTCAAATCATTACGCAATTCCTGAAAAGTGCTATCCAAAGCCTTCAAGCGGGTTTGTGCCTTAGTAATCTGACCTGAAATAAGGTCATCCAAGCCAAGACGTTGAAATGACTGGATTATTCCCGAAGTATATTCACCAACCAACAAGTTATCCCGGGTGAACTGCCGGCGCCAATCCTGTTCAGCTTTGGATAATACTTTGAGTTTCTCAATAGCCTGGTCATAGGCTAATATTTCACCACGGAAAGAAACTTGTTGACCGGGAGATACTGCCTTTGTAGCGCGTGATAGTTCACGCGCTTCACGAGCAATGGCATTATAACTCCCCGCAACACCATCCAAAGCCAACTTTTCCTGCTTCCGTTGACTAATCTCTTGCTGGCGTTGAAGTTGTTCCTCCTTAATCTTCAATGCTGTCTGCTCTCTGGCAGTGCGTAACTCAGCCTGCTTTCGAAGCTCTTCGTTTACAAAATCCCGTTCCTTCTCACGCTGGGTGATTTCCGCCTGCCGAGCTGCTTGCTGTGCCTTAGCTTCATTCATTAAGCGCTGACGCTCAACGCGCAACTTTGCCTCCTCCTTAGTGAGATTTGCCAGTTCTTCCGATAGCTTCCGCGCCTCAGCTGAGTCCTGTGAGGTATTAAAACGCTCTGAAGCTGATTGCTTTGAACGGCGGATTCGTTGGAAGGCGGCATCCACATCATTTAGTTCCCTAATTATGGTATCATAACCCAAAGTCTTTAGGGAATAAATCTTCTCAACTTTACCTATAGCCATTATTGTCCATTTGGGCCTGGGATGTCACTCACCAAGCATTTTAATTGAAAATATTTGGTATCAAATTGGTCCTTCAGATTTACCTGCAGAGAAGGATATACGGAATCGAAATCAACTTTGGTAACCGGTGCCCATTTACGCAGATAACACTCAACCGGCTCCTGGGTTAGTGGCCGATAATTGACTATTTCTACCAGTTCCCATCGTTGTCCACGACAGACCTTATGTTCACGATGAAACCAGTTAGTCACATCATAGTTATTCAATTTCATATAAGTACGGTAATATTGGCCGTTCCGCATGATGGCAAATCGCTGTAGGAAAAATCTCCGAAATAGGCCATATCCAATCCTGCTGCCTATCTTCTCATCGGAATAAGAAAGAACTGGATCAGCCTCCCCACCTGGATGGTAGTTTACAGCGAACATAAATGGTAATGAGGTATAGGCATTAACTATTCCACCCGCTTTATAACGCCAACCTCCAACATTTTGACTCACACCCTTATAGTAGGCTAGCTTGGGCTGGAAGGTGTTCTGACTCTCATTATTGGATGTATTACTGATATTTTCGGGAATAATACAGATCAATTGTGGACGAACACCAGTAATATCCTGCCATTGCGGTACATCCCCATGCATCGTCGGCGCGAAAAATCTATTTTCTATACTTCGCTTTTCTGCCTTGAATCGATCAGGAAAAACATATTTTGCAGCCGCCAGTATCGTTGTATTGCGATCCTGCACTACCTTTAGTATCCCATCATTACTATCATCCTTAAATTTCATGTTCACTTCTCTCTCATAGTCGCGAAATAGCTCTACAACTGAATTTTTAGACAGATCTTGCTTCACCGACCAATCCAGCCAGTCTCCATTAAAATATCCGACCATGGTGGGCTGTAACGACTCATTCAGGCTATATGGATGCGCAGGCTCGCATAAAACAACTTTAGAGATACTATCAGCACCCAACAGGAGGTTAAAAGAATCCACTACCCCTGCTATTAGGTCCACCACTTTATAGTTTTTGAAGGCATTGTAGTTCTCAAAATCAATATTACCTCCTATTGGTATCCTGATGTCTGATAATGAAAAACCAACAACATCAATCTTGGTCCAACAATAGGCCAAGCCCAAAGCCTTAGTATATACCTTAGCAGAGATTGAATCTCCGGCAACTACCGAAAAGGTAAAGTAGTCTTCCCAAAAATCACGCTTGGTAAAATCAAACTGGTTGCCTGTATTTTGGTGAATAATTTCTCGATGGCCATTTGGGGCCGGCACTCCATTAATAAAAAGCTCTACTCTAACTAAAATTTCCGCGTTCACCGGTACATAAACTTCCCAGTCCAGCTGCAGGAAAAAAGTTGCCTCGATGCGTTGATAATTAAAAGCCGGCAAATACGTCCATTTCATTTCAGCAGATCCAGGTAGGTACTGGTAAACCCCATTTGCATCAAACCCTCCGTCTGTATTGTCGTTACTAGCCTTAACATCCAGGTAACCATCATAACGTAAGGTACTTTGAACTCTTTCGGTACTTTTGGCCAGAAATTTTAAATTATCCTGGCGGTTACCCTCTGCTGAAAGGAAATTACCCCAGGTCCATGGCAATACAAGCCGACGGAAATAATCAGTATCGAAGAAAGCTGATTGGATACGGTACCCAATAGATTTAAATGCCCAGTATATTATCCAGTACACGGATATAGATGGCTTTAAGTATAATGGAGTCATGTACGCATCGGTGAAGGCATCATTCTCAACCTCAGTATCCATTGAGTCCATAGTATCCCTGTAACGCACTGGAGCAAAAACATACGGTAAATTCTCATTTCGTCCATCGAAAGCCCAGGACTCCGAAATCGCGGATTCAGTAAAGGTGAAGCTAATATGCTTAAGGAAGTCATATATTGTCGCTTCACGCAAGGAAATGATCCAGTCCCCATTATTGCCATAAAGGTCGTACTCATAGGATACCGGAACAGCATTATGCGCACTTGAAACCTGAAACCCTTTTCCCACCAAAAGTTCCACTCCAGCAGCGACTACAGAAGCTTTGCGTGCCGCTCGGAATAGCTGTCCTGTTGTCATATCCTCTACGCTTGGGTTGTGGAGCGTATTTCCTACCTGATCATTTTCCACGGTTGCCGGCACAGTAATACTTAGTGCTTCTGAGGACTTTTTACGGGTAAAATCTTCTGCATCCTCTAATTTATAGGAAATTGATATTCCCGCAGTATTATCCTCAGACTGTAGAAGAACCTGATCATCAATTAAAACTTCAACAAATTCACGTTTAGCCATATCAGTTACGTATTGTTAAGTCGGAGTTACTCATTGTATATTCAATAGTAAACTCATACTGGTATCGATCCGATACAGCGCGAGTTACCACTGATGAATCCACAATTGTAATTGGAAGATAGTCATCTGCCTGGCCCTGTACGCCTTTCCATTCCATCCAGGCCATGGGACTATCTAATACCTCTTTAAGCCATTCCATTTCAGCTTCTGAATACACTATCGTTGTGACCCTATAAGTGTCATTTGCAGTAACTTTGAATCTGCGCGTTCCGCCCTCCCGCTTGATATTGCTGGAAAGTGCCTGCCAGGATTCGCTTTGGCTTTTATGTGTTTCCTGCCATAGCTCGAAATTTATTGCATCAACGCCCCCCAAATAATTAATAAAGTGTATTCTAATGTTCTCACAATAGGTTTCGTGTATCACTCTACCGCACGTCGCCACAACAGCTTCCTCTGCATTTAACACTTCAATAAAGTATTCCGCTATACGCGGCCAATCCAAATCAGGAAAGAGAGTTTCTAAGTTTTTGGGGCCGTTGGGAATTTGGTACACACCAGGTACTTCCATCAGAAATTTAATTTAAGATCAACAATATTTGCATTGAATAATTCCACCGGAATATTTATCCAGGTATTGTTTGGCGTATTCACGTTACTTGTCGCTTTTAAAACTCCATCCATAAATAGCTGGTAGTTTCCCACGATCTGCTTGCCATTCGAAGAATACACATGAAGGCGCACAGCTGTTGCTGCACGATCATTATGAATCTTTTCGAAAAGATAAAACGAAGGAGATGACCCTGCGTTGGAGCCAGCGCCCTGTATACGACCTGCGCTGTTGGAAATTGGATTTATTCCTGCCAAATCATATTCCGTTATATACGTTGAAACTCCCCCAGCGAAAAGATTTAACTTAAGGGTGTAGGATGAAGGCACATTAAACGTGGTTATTTCTGACAGATCAGACTCCCAAGGATTACAGTAGTTGGAAACCTTAATGGTATATGTCCTGTTAGGTTCCGGATTATTAAAATCATAGCTATTACCTGGCACAAAAATTTGACTAAAATCCGGATCTGTATCTTTTTTATAGTATAGATAATATCCAGAACTGCCTGAAACCACATTCCAGGACACCCGCCAAATATTGGCTGATATTCTTGTCACAGCAAGCCCAGATACCGGTTGACATGGGTTTCGATCTTCACCGATTGCAAGCATAGTGGAATCATCCACCTGGGTACAGTCACCTATAGCAGTAAAATAAAAATCATATTTACCTAATGGTAACGTGATAGCAATACTTGCTCCAATAACATTTTGTGCCTGTAAAGTGTCAGCTGTATTGGTTTTTCTATACTTTACTTTAACACCAGTTGCATATGGCGGTAATTGTTGCCATCCTAAGCTAATTGTTTGGGTACTGTCTGCATTAATAATAATACCTAATAGCACAGGAGTGATTACCGGGCAAGGTATTGGATAGCATTTCAGTCGCTGCTGGAAACCGGTTTGACCTTCAAATCTGTAATTCAACCTGATACACTTAAGAGGTGAATTATCAAGATGTACAAGTGGGAAGTAATCACTGTTGCCTGAACCTACTTTATAGGGTGCTGGTCTATGGGTAAGAGGATGAGTTTTCTCTGCCCAAACTCCAGACTTATAGTGAAATAGGTGCTGCGGCAGGTCCGGATTATCCTCATGCTGAAGCGCGGAGTTAACAATAAACGAAGTGCTACTCTGAAGACCTGTTCCAGATACCGCAGGCAGCGTTCCAGTAGCCTGAACCGGCACTGTACCTTCTGAGGTAATAAAACCATTTGTATCATAAAATCCAACTCTAAACCGGCAAAATACTTTTGTCAAACTTTTTGCGGCAAGGAATACGTCCCCAGCACCATTGGGGGCAAGTGCTGATCTGAGATACTCCTGGGCGGCATCCTGGATATCAAACCGCCATGCCCCTGTAATTAAAATCGTTGTGGATAGAGATTTATAATACACATTACCAAAATATATATCGCACCAAATAATTGCTGGAGTTTCACCACTCGGTGCAATCGCAGTAACTGCATACTGTATCTCCTGATATGCACCTTTTAAGGACGCAGCCCCTGGCTGGGTAACAATGGACGTAATAGGCATGATAAATTAAATTACTTCACTTTTAGTTTTCTGAAATTCTGTTTCTATTATGCTATCAAATCCTGAGAGCATAAACTGATCGAGATCAGAGCTACACTTGTCAAAGGCTTTGTCGATCATCTGCTTTCTTTCCCCTGTCTTCGAAAAGCCACCACTTGCGCGGGTGGGCATACCCTCCTCTTTATGTTTATTTGCGGTGGCGAACGCAGCCCGTGTTGCTTCCTTTTCATTCAGCCCTCGTAATCGCCAGAAGTTTATAAGGCCCTCAATATATTTTGAGCTACCAGCACCTGAGCCCGGAGCGTAGGGGATACGACCTGTGGTAACTCCGCTGTTCACCACAACTGCATAGCCAACGGCAGTGCCAGTTAAGGTACTTTCATCAGGAGAAGTCAGAACATAGCCAGCCAGTGAGGCCTGCATTGCTCCGGTCAAATAATGCCCCTGGCTGATACTTTCTTCACGAATAGCTTTCTCTATTATTCGTTGTCCCCCCCGCTGAACGTCCAGTAGTTTCATAGGCTTTGCAGGAGTTTGTTCTGCTGTTCTAAGGTTACTAGATGCGGCTGCATCTCCTTAAAATTGTGCAAAATCCTTTCCAGACAAGCACCACACCCAATTTGCAGTCCTGGTTCAATATAGTTTGACCAGATCGTAAATAGATAGAACATAGATGCATCCCCAGCATTAGCCACGGCATGGTAGATCATATTTGTAGCCAGAATTTCCCTGCGGTATTCAGCTGGAATTTTACCGGCAAAGTCGAGTACGGTTAATAATGGCATATTAGTTTAATATTAAAGTGTGAAGCTGTTTTTCTACGAACTTCCCGGTCAGACATTCGCGGATTATTTTTGCGTAACTGCCGGGCAAATGCTCGCATTTCATTTATTTGACCCTGCGATAAGCCAGGTTGGCCGGCTCCAACCCCAGAAGCCCCGGGTGTATGATGTAAAATGACCTCATTGCCGCTTAGAGGTTGTAATAGCTTTGGTTTCATTTAGTTAAAGTTTGTGTTCTGGATGGGAATCTATAACGGGAACGGTTAAACTAAGTAGGTCATCCAAGTTGTAATCCTCCAGGTCGCACCCGGGAAATAACTGTACCTGAAATTCCAGTCTTATACCACTAACATTGTCCAAGCCTATCATTGAAATTGGATCAATTAGGAATTCCTTCTGAGATTTTAAACCCAAACGGAAAAAGTTGCTATGCAACTTATGATGCCTGTCTATATGCTGTAATGCCTGGATAAAGCAGTGCCCGGCACGATGCATATCATGCCAGTCACCATCAATTGAATGTGTGCTAGTAAGAGTAGCCTTGTTCTGCCACTTAACCTGGCCATCGCTGGTTAAGTAACTTGTAGTTAAAAAGAAAAGTACTAATCTGTAAGTCGTCCACTCCGATTGACCAGGCTGGCCAGCCATACGCGGAGGCATCATAAGCACCAAGGGGTACTTTGCCCCTGTTTGGGGCTTTACATCATCCTTTAGCACCTGCTCAAGTTGATCAGCAGATATCTCAGCTCCATAACGAGGGCAAATATGAAAACGTCCGGCAATCGCCTTTGACTTACTCAAAACGGCCCTAAACAAATCGTTTATGTAAGGTATTCCGATCATGCCTGTGCTGCGAGTTGGGAGGTGGAAAGAACTTTATCCCGGGCAAAATCCTGCATGATCATTTCCCGCAGGGCCTCTGCCTTTTGGTTAAACGCATCTGAAATCAATTCAGACTCCTCTACAAGGATAACATACTCCTCCAGGTGGCATCCCAGATCAGCTGGGTTACAATCCAAAAGATTATTATTAAGTACTGCCACCTGCATTAGTGATAGTTGTTCCTTAGGGGTTTTAAGCAAAGTCCTATACTGGTCGGAGGTTAATCCAATTTTATTCTTGCTGGAAAACGATAACCCTATAAGAGCAACCTTATACCAACTTTCAGAAATTGGTACCACAGAAGGGAACCTCTCGGTTGTCAAAGCCTCAGCAAATTGCTGTTCAGCTGATTTCACATTAGTCATGAAGATTTGGTTTTTTGGAGTTCAAAATCTAAATATTGAGCTTCTGCAAGCTCTTTTTCCTCTGAGGCATAAATCAGTACATCAAAAGCAGACGCATTACGGGCTGATTCAATGCTATTCATTCCGGAAGCGGCCTTATCAAAAACCTTTGTCTTTGCTATGGCCTTTAACATATTCACCCAGCACCAGCGCTCGAAGTGCTCAGCTGTGTGGGGCTCATGTGTTTTAATCCTACTTCGTGCGAAAAGCGGGAAGTGTTGTAATAGATGCTCATTGAAGCGCTCAAAAAAAAAGCTACACTAAGTGCAATTTCTAATGGGAGGGATCTCATCAGCTGCAATCTTTGACTGTTTTCTCGTGTAAATTCTGCAGCATATTCTTCACCCTCTCTCCGCAAATAAATTGCACATAGCCTGAGCATCACGTCCCACTTACCTTGGCCAAAATCATATAGGTCCAGGGCTATTTGTTTGGCGTCAATGAATTCACCAAATCGCATACGATGCCCCGGATGCAGCTCTGGGGTACTAAGCTGCCACTTCTCACCATTGAAATAGTAGGTATCCTGTAGGACTATCTCCTGTTCATGTTGAAAGAGCTGAGCCAGGCTACTGTGGTAAATCTGCAAAATCTCGTCTGTAAAGGCAGATTGCCTTAAGACGTCAATATCAATTTCACTAAAAAAAGAAAAAGCGGCATAAGCCTTTTGCAGGTTTAAGTCCATTATTTCAATATCCCGTGGCACACCGTCTTCCATTGCCATTATGGAATCAAGATGGGCATCAAAAGCCTTACCGAATTGATTATGGAAGTCAATTCTTTGTCCGAGAGTAATTTCGGACAATGACGAGGGAATGACTACCTCCATATCATTGATTAATATTCTCATCGGTTGGAAGATTTCCTGCTTTCCTGTTTACCGGTAGATCCTGGGGTCTGCGAATCTCCTGATTGCTTATTGACATTCTCGGCAATGTTGGTGGTACCGTTACCACCCAATTCGGTATCGATTCGCTTTTGCTCAGCAGATGAGGCAGCAGCTTCCTCTAATGCGCCGGCAATGTCTTCAATAAAGCGCAAGTCTACAGGGCGATCCCTGTAATCATCAATACCGGCTCTTTTGGCCACACCCCTTACAACAAGTTGATCCTCAGGCATGGTGTATGCGCTCAGGATACCAGCAGGATCCATTGTTGTGAACTGAGCCAGCAACATATCCACTTTACGAATAAATTCTGCTTTCCTGGCCTCATCCGGTGACAGATCCTCCTTCGTCAATAACTCAGGCCGGGAGATTTCGTCACCCATAAAATTTGTAATCGGCTCAAACTTATACAGGGCCTGCTGGGAAAGCCGTTTGGAGGGATATTTCAGACGATTTATGATAGCATCCATTCCTCCAATTACCACCAAGGAATAGGCTTTATGATCATCCGCAATAAGGGCTACGACATCCTCTTTCGCTTTTACGAGTATGTCTACAGCTAAATTCAGTTCATTTGCCATATGTATTTATTTTAATTCAAAAATAATTAAAATAATTATACAGCATTCAATAAATCATCGCTACCATTATGTTCTTTTGATGGGCTGGCTGTGGTAAACTTTTTCCGGCGCCGAATCTTCTTATACGTGGTATAACCATAGCGTCCAGCATCCTTTGCGTGGTTATTTTTATCAACAGGTACATTTGTTGGTTGACCATTTTCATCTAATTGCCATTTATATTCCTGATTTTCTTCCCATAGTTCAGTGGAGGTATCAGTCATATAGTTTTCACATGCAATTATTGCTTTTATGCCATAAAGTACCGAATCCGGTCCTTTATCAGCGGGCTTTATCTGGTAAAAACCAAGGTCTTTTAGTTCATCAATGGATTTTGCCTCCGCGTTATCTGCAAAAATCAATGCGTTTTTAGGTACAGATAGAGCACGCATCTTCTTAGCCAAGGCGGGGTTTGTAAGACCGGTTTCGTAAATTACCTGATGCCAAAACAAACGACCATTATGCTCTTTCATTTCAACCAGAGCAACAGGATCCTCTGAGTAGCCAAAATCCAATCCATAGAAAGATGGATATGGTAGTGACCTAAAGAACTCCAGGGAAATGTGCTTAAATCCACGATATATACGGCCTCTCGCACCCTCAGAAACCAAACCATTAATGTCGACGAACCAGGCTTCCTCATTATAAAACTGGCTATCAGGATCACCATAAGCCTGGTACTTCTCTATACTCTTTCGGTTCAGGTTTTTAATATTATCGCGATAGGTGCTATGTATACAAAGAATGTTGGGATTCTCCTTTGGAATAGCCCGATAATAGGGAACAGGGTTTCCATCTCGATCAAATACCTCAGCATCCACCAAATTGTAATAACGCTTTATTAGCCAGTGATTTCGGCTGGGTGGGTTATATAGGAATATTATTTGAATGTCATCGATTTTATCGGTACGAATTGAATCATCCAATTTATTTACGTCCTCCTCATAATTCTCATCAGCCTCTTCGCAGGCAACATGGGTAATCCCTGCCAGTGATTTAAGTTTTGCACTGCGGTTACCAGCTGACTTCTTGAAACCTTTACTAATGATAGTATTGCCTGTCGGTTTGTACCGTACAGTCATCTGGGACTCATTGAATTCAAAGTCGTTTTCATCGAAATCAGACTCCTCAACCCTGTCTTTGAAATCTTGCCAAAGGGATGAGCGAATATCCCCAAATACATGCCTAAGGAATGCTCCACGAAAATATTTAGGCTGAGTAATTAGAAATAAGAAATAACTGGTTACAAAATAGGATCGGCCGGCGGCTCTACCTCCCCATATGTGGATGTACCTGGCCAAAGTTTTGAATACTGCCTGGTATACCTTGCTAAATTTAAACCTATGCTCCACCATAGTCTTCAAAAATTACACGGTGGACAGTTTCCGTGGGCATTAAAGGCTTCCCATCCTTACCCGAATGTTCCAACTTTTGCGGAGCTGCTATCCCTTCAAGCTTGATAATTTCTTTTTCGACTGCCAGCTGGGCATGCATTCCGGCAGGTGTACCGATATATTCGGCCTTCATACTCCGCTTTAATTTCTGCAATGACTCTATGCGCCTTGCGAGCTTTTCATTAATTTCAGCCTGCGCAGCCTTTGACCACCTCTCTCTCGCACATTTAATATAACGCTTTGCCTGACGCTCCTCCAGGTCCCATTTTTTTATGATCTGGGAAATAACGTCCTGATATGGCCAATCATCAACCAGCCATTCCTGAACGATTCGGATTCTACGTTCATATTCAACTTTATCAACACGTGGTGTATTAGGCATTCGGAATCATCCTTTTGATAACTGCGATATGTCTGGTTAACTCATGAATGCGGTCGCGAAGTTTAATTGCTTCTATTTCCCGCATACGTTTGATCTCAGCATCTCCATTTTGAATAGGAGAATCACTGTCATAAGCCTTTAGGGCAATTGAATTGATACCTAATTCCTCCTGTAGGTAATCTATAACGATTTGTCTGACTTCGACCATGAACATTACTTTAGCTGATGATTCCATATCCAATAAAATTTGATTGAATATGAAAATAAATTATTTACATAACATTCCAGAATACTGTCACACCCGGAATCGGCTGCAAATCATTCAATACTTCCCAAGCCTTTAAATCGTAGTTGCTGCACGACGGAAAAGGAGAATTACAGGAAGATTCTTTTTCAAATGGTTTGGGATAAACATATCGAGTAAAACGAGGATGTGCGACAGAGCATTCTTTGCCTACCTGCACACCTATCACTTTAGAGGTAGTTGTACCTCTCAGTATTCCCTGCAAAAGGGTACCACTACCAACAGCGCAGACTATGGTGTCTGGTTCTACCCCTATGGTAGCAATAAGCAGGCGGCAACGCGTAGCAATTGCATTTATAGCTAACTCACTATTAGCACCAAATGGTAAGAGTTCAGAATCTGGCACCAACCGGCAATATTCCTTTGCTTTGGCGGTAACCACACTGAGATAACCGGCGTTCACCTGGTGGATTTCCGCACCGAGTTGTTCACAACGCAATGTATTCGCATGAGGATTTTTACGCTTTGCGCAGAAAATAATTGCTTTTTTGCCTATGTGCTGGCAGATAGCAGATAAAGCAATCTGAAAGCCGCCATACACAGGAGAGGCGTATACGAACTGTTTAGCAGTGGGATTAAGCAACTGCTGGATGAATATACTCTTTGTTCCTCCCAGTAATAGATCATCTCGTAAGACAAGGATACCGTTATGCTGTTCGATTATCATTATTATTTTTTTTCAACATCTGAAATAGGTAAATCTGATTCCAGATCTGTCTGGACATTAGGAAAATTGAATTTAATAGCCTTGGGATCGCCTTTATAAAAAACCAGAACATTCTGATGTGTCTTACCAACTTTCCGGTAATGCGAGAACTGCCGACCCACCCTGATAGGCATGCTTCCTGCAACGTTTATGAGTATCATTTCATTGTAATACTGTAATCCAGTATCTCGGAAGGCTTGGACGGTTTCCCCAACAAAATCACGGTAATTGCCTTTTTTGTCTCGAATCTCGCCCACAATAAAGCATGCAAAACGATCGTCTTTTAAAAGTTTGCAGGAGTCAGCGATAATCGCCCGGTATGTACTTAAAAACTCATCCCACGACATGTTGGAAAGGTCGTTCGCATCAGAACTATATTGTTCAAGGTCAAAATAGGGTGGACAAGAAAAGATAAGATCTGCTTGTATACTTGGAATAATACTTTGAATATTTTTGCTGTCGCCTTCATACCAAATGGGTTGCGTCTCCATTTTGATGCTGGCAGCTTGCCTGCGATTGGCTTCTACCTGATCTGCTCGTAAATCTATACCATAATAAGGATAGTTGAGCATACCGGCAACAATCCCCCTGACTGACCCACCAGCAAAAGGGTCAACGATTGTCCCGCCGGAAGGCGTAAACCAAGTATATAGGATTTCACTAAGGACGGGATCGAAGATACTAGCACCGCCATAAAGATGAATTCCTTTTTTACGAGCCTCTTCCAATATTTCATCCCAGCTCGGTTCCCGTTGCAGCACAGTACGCATTTCATTACGCAGTTCGTAAACGGCCGGCGCCTGCCCGGATTCGGATATTAAGTCAACATTCTCCCGACTTTCCTGAGAATCAAAACCGAGTCCATGCCACTTTTTTTTTCGATCCTGCCAGTATCCTTGACGGGAATCCAAGATTGAAAACGGTGGAATGATAAATCGCTCCTGTAACGAGCTTTTAACCTTCTCCTGGTGTTCTTCTTCAGAGTGATTCATTGCTCCTTCAAAACTGATGGGATCAAAGTCAGGCAGGTTGATTTCAAACTTAATTTCATCATAGGGTAACTCAAAAGCTTCCAGAAAATCAATAAGGCCTTCCTGAGTGATTTTCGCATAAACGGATGAATATTGAAGTACAAGCTTTGCCGCTTCCTGCCTATCCGCGCAGTCAATAAATGTTGCCGGCAATTGATCTGGTATCTGGTGACCATCTTCTAACAACTCCGTTAGTAATAAGGATCGGTGGAATCCGTCAAGGCAAAAAATAATACCAGCAGAATCCTGCCATACATAAAAAGGCTGTGAAAAACTATTGTTAATTATAGACTTTTTCAGCTTTTCCTTATCCAAACCTGACCAATCTTTAAATTGGTCATTCTGTAAAAACTGTAATTGGCGCCAGTCTATGGATTCGGTTTTAATTACGCGGGATGTAATGGATCTCATAAATAATGCCTTTATGGTGTCATATTATGACACAAAAGTAATTATTTTAATTATTTATGAATTATATTAATTACTTCTCAGCCCGCATTATTAATATTTCCTCTATGATAGCATTTAAATCATATTCCCCCTTCATGATATCCAATAAAATTATGGTGGGAAGAGTAGCTATAAAGGTTTCCAAATCCACTATGCGGGAAGTTTCTTGATTGTCCATAATCATTTTTTCCAGCAATATTGGGGTGTATTGTTTACAATATCAAGGCTTGGGCAGTTTCTTATTTGGACTCGGGAGGATAAAGATCATTTAGCGTAATTCCAAGGGCATTAGCAATTCGGACAACAGTTGTGAAGTGCAAGTCTTTTCTGCCTTTCTCTATTTTAGAAATATCCTGATTGGATATGCCTGTGACAATTTCAAGGTCAAGCTGAGTGAGATTTTGACCTTTTCTGGCAGCTTTGATGCGCTCCCCTAAGCGTTTCAATATTAATTGTTTTTCGTCCACCTTTAAATTTGGCGGAACCGTGCTTTATAAAAATCGGTCGATCGACCGGAATTTTAAAAAAAACATTATATTCGCTTATCTTTGCAAATTCTGTCAAAAATTGAATTGCATCGGCATCGTACTCGAGGCTGATCGGCTGGGCCGCCAAACCACAGGCTGATCATGTAACTGGTTACGAGGCCCGCGTATATTTTTGTGCGCGGGCTCTTTTCTAAAACTCTAAATGTGGTTTAGCGGCCATCTGGAGTGGATGATTTGAGTCCCGCGCACTTCTATATAACAATGGTGCGCGGTTCCATATATACACCTCAAAAACAGAACCGTAATGATGCAAACAATCAGTTTCCCTAAAAAAGAGAGTCTCCAAGCCCCTGCTGCCGACCCTATTATGTTAATCCTGGCTTCATGGGGACATGATATTATGCAACAATGCAGTAGCATACTGCAGATCAACAGCATGATCAACAAAGAGGACCCAGAGGAAGTCCTGGAATTTTTAGAAAATACGTTGTCACGCATATGGACCCTTCATCATGTGGCTCGTTCGATGTACCAATTCTCCAAAACCCAGGAAGACGGCCTCAATTTTATTGACATAGACCTGAACGAATTTTTTACCAGCAGGAAGGAGATTGCACAATACCTAATTTCATACTCTAACAGAAAACTGTCCTGGAACATGGACCTGTCTGGTGGAACCAAGACCGATCCGAACAAGTTATGTCTCATTCTGGACAATTTAATTACCAACGCTTGTAAATATTCCCCCCAGGAAAGCTCCATTGAGGTAACGGTTACCTCAAACAATGGCGAGCTATTAATCACAATTACCAACGACTACCCATCCTTTCCACCTCATGCCCTGGAAAAAATATTCGATCCTTATGTTCGATTAGATACGACGGGACCAGGCTGTGGAATAGGATTAAGTACTTGCAAAAGGCTATGCCGGCAACTTGGAGGGGATATCCATGCGGTATCGACAACAACAACCCTCTCTATGTTAGTCCGGCTGCCTATTGCACTCTGACGCCATATCCTTGACACCTAGCCACCCAGAAGCCTGGGTGGCTTTACATATTTATTTAACCACCAAACAACCTTACAGTTTCATGAAAACAATCATCACGGCGCTTGCGATGTTCTTCACATTAGCAGCATTTGGACAGGAAACATCCACTTATGAGCGAATCCTAAGCGAAAAACTTTTCCCTGATGTAGCTACGAGGACAACAGAATACCTAAATCCGATTTATGGAGAAAGATCAACCTACTACTGCCTTGATCAGTTTTTTTCCCAAAGAGGGGCATATGTACGCACAAACTTTACCTTTCTGTATAAAAAGGCATTGGAGAAGAAGGCAAAGGCGGTTGGCGCTACAGGTAAATTTATCTTCCTACAGCCGTCCGGTGCCCGTAGTAAACATGGTAAAAAAGTAGTTACTGTTAAGGTATACCAGGGGTTCTGGCGGGATGGAAAATTTGTCTCAGAGGAATTAAAACGACTCATCTTTTATTATGGCGAGGATGCAACTGATGAGAAAGGCCTGGAATTCACTTTTACAAATATGCAGGCCGAGATAGCACCAAGTGGAATAATAGCTGGAAAATGAACGCCTATCTATAACTACTTTTTTTTAATATGAGCCCCTTCCAACCTCAATTATACAGATTTTTTCATACATATAATATATCAAAAAAACAACATTCATTCATCTAAATGAGCCACCATAGGCCATTTTATAAAAAACAAATGAAAAATTTACTAATATAGAAAAAAATACAATATAGAACAGTAGGAGGTAAATACATACATTTGTAGTGTTATAAAAAAACCAGGTTGTTTGCACCAACCTGGCTTTTGATTATGCCGTTAACACGGCTCATTATAAAATTACTGAAAATGAGAAGAAAATTGGACGACCACCAAGGTCGAATCCTAATGGAAAACGTCTATCTACTAGTGAATTTACTTTTGCTGATCACTCAGCTTATTAAACTAGTACGAGAACTGTGGTAATTCCATTCGAAACAGGGGCACCCAACTGCCCTTGTTTCTTTTTTGTTGAAACAAAGATACATACAAAAATTGATTTTTGTTTCAGTTTTGGTTTATGTTTTGGTTTATGTTTTGGTTTATGTTTTGGTTTATGTTTTGGTTGGTATCATATTTAAACCGGCAATCTGTATTTATATATCAATTTCCCTCTATATTTAATGATAAAATAAAAACTAATGGCTTTGCTAGAAGGAACACCCGGCATTACAGAGTTCTGGACTGTAGTTCAGGCAGTTACCACGGTAATTGCCCTAATTTTGAGTATTATTACCTTATTACAAGGTAAGTCCATAAAAGAGCTCACTCTAATGGTAGATGCACTAAATACCCAAGCGAAAGAATTAGCCAATCAAACAATAGAACTCAAAAGTCAATCTGAGGCTATGCAAACTCAAGCCAAATCAATGGAAGGATTATATCGTCTTGAGTTTGCAAACAGGCTGGAATCATTAACACCGAAATTGAAGGCCTTACCCAGCACCGGCAAACAACAATCCTCGCATGAGTTTGTTGTCGAAAATAAAACCATGAGAATAAATAGTTATACAAGTGTCCCACCTGGTGCAATATCCCTGCAAATAGAAACGATAATTGGCCAAAAAGCTTTAGGAATGGTACTTCATCCAGGAGATCACATCCAAATTAGCATCCGATTAAATAACCCGCATTTCTTGGGACAGTCGATGGACATTTTTTTTAATTTTCAAAATGACGATGACATGAAGTTTATACAACACGCTAAGGTTTCAGTTGGAACTCATGGATCATCTATAAACCTTAGCTCACCAAGGCTTCTACCAGACGAAGGCGATTAAAGCATACCGGAGGCTGAACATCCTAACCTCCAGTAACCGCACACAACTTTTTTATTACCTGCTTATAATTTTTTATTGTAAATCTCAATAGTCGCCATCCATCTATTGTCGCAAGATTGTATTTGTCCGTATCTTTCGTATATCCGTTGAGGGTAGTATGCCCAGACTTCATACTCAATCCCAATTTTTAAAGCCGGCACTGCAAAATCGAATCTATACCTACGAGTAGTAGAAAATTTGTACTCCCGGACGACATGGTGCCCTGACTTTAGGGACCAATCCACTAGCTGTCCCCACATCCGGACTCTTTCTCCTGCTGCTCCAATCTAAGTATTATTCCCTTATTTACCCGAGCAGATGGAGTCAACTTCAACTGCCCCAGTGTTATACGGCTTGCTCCTTTTCTTTTCACTGTTCAGGAATATTTACTGGTTTACCGGTAACAGAAAGTGGCTGCCATTTTACCACCCAAACCCATGGATTGGTCACCCAGGAATCCCTGCCATAAACATCCATCCACAGGGTACAAAAACTTGCCTTTGCCGCGCTGTGAATCTCTTTGCCAAAATCGAAGGTGTACTTATTACCTTCTAAAAAGTCCCTAACACCATCATAATTTTGGTATAGAGTCAAGCCAAACCGGTTCAGAACTGTGATACCTTCACCAATCGCATCCTGATCACTGATCTGATGCAGTCTCTCAACCCTAACATCCAAAACCTGTAACCAGATCCTGGCAGCCCATTTGGGCATATGAATGCTGGGTACTTTACACCGCTGACCTGCTTGGTAGCAATACCCCTCAGGCACCGCCTTCACCAAGCTGCCATCCTGGTATTCTAAAATACCAGCGGTCACCTGCTGTAAGGTTTCACGAACCCATAGGATGTCGCCTGGTTGACCGAAGGGGCATTCAATTGGAAGATACTTCCCAAAGTCATGGAAAACTTGTTTTAGAATTCCGTTGTCAGGTTTCATCCCTAAACTTACCCAACGATCAGGTAATTGATTGACAACTTCAAGGCCAGTGGTCCGTCTAGTTTGATCCTTATCGTTGGCGCAAAGCTTGTACACCATCATTGTATTGAAAAGAATTGGAATCTGCTTCATGATATCAATTTGTTAGATTTAACACCGGCGGTCTGGACCACCTAAAACGATCATATTAAACATTTCCCGCATTCGGCTACGCACCCGTTCCGAGTATTTAGCTTCAATTTCCTCAGCCGTATGATTAGTTGTTATGTGGGTAAAGTTGTGAGGTAGCCCGGAGTCGTAGCGGTTCATGATAATTTCACCAAGTACATTAACCGTATTGCCATAGCTCTTTTTGAGCTCCTCAACACCAAAATCGTCAAAGCAAATCCCGATTTCAGATTGAAGAAAGGTTGCAGGTTGTGGTATGGTCTTAATGGGATTCGTGTAACGCATGAGCACCGATTCACCTGATACCGCAAACTCATCGGCAACGCTCCTACAATTGATCAAGGTGTAGGTTTTATGCGGATTACATCTGAATAGCTTCATGAGAGTAGTTTTACCCCTACCAACGTCCCCACATATCATCAGGCCTTTCTTTAGGGAAAATCCCTTACCAGCGGAAGCAAACTTTTCAGACCCAGAAAAGTACAAGGACAAAGCTTTTACTGCTGCATGATTCTCCGCATCGATATCAAAATGAAATTGTTCAGTAGCCAGTTTCCAAGTCGCAAAGGTTAATAGCTGGGATGGCTTCCATGGGAGTTCTGCCATCACCTGCTCCCATTGCCATTCTGATTGGCGCTCCAGGTCATACTGAACCTTCGCCTTCTTCTTCGCTTGCGCATCAATTATCGCTGCCTGCTTCTCTTCCTCGGTCAATTCATAGTCGGGTAAACCGCTTGGGACCTTGGGCAGCAACAGTTCCTCCAGACTGAGTACTTTGTTGGTTCTGTTCATTTGTCAGAGATTGAAATATTGTTTGTGAATGAGTGTTTATCTGCTGCAGACTGAAATTCCTGAAAAACGGATGGGCTGTCGAATATTTAGCGATGGCCGTCCAGGAACTCAAAACCTGTTCGATTACGATCGGCTCCTCAGGATGAAAGCAAACTTTTGCCTGCTTACATATGAATTCGGCCAACGCACCTAATGCCACGTAGTCTTTATCCCGATCAGTTGGATATTTTGGCCGATGGGCCAACCATACTGATTGCATTTCTGGGATTAGAAAACGTGCAGGCGTTTCCCCCGGTCCCCCTTCCTGATTTTCGTTTTCGTTTTCGTTTTCATTTTCATTTTCATTTTCTAAAAGGGTTTTTTCTGGGTTATTTAAAATAAAGGGTTGGGTTTTTTCTGGGTTTTTATCTGGTAAAGGGTTGGGTTCCTCTTTGCCGGCAATAGTTTTGCGTGGCCGTCCACCTTTACTTCCTACAACCCTTTGCTTTTCGCGGAATTGCTCACGTCGAGCGCGTACATCCTCAAGCCGATCATTACTCCAGTACCCGTCAATCAGCTGCCACTTATTTCGAATCTTAGCCCAAAGTTCCAGGTCTTCACCAACAAGTCCAGCAGGATACCCTCCATCATCCTGTAGAGGGCCATTTACCCACGATTCCGCCAACAAATCAACATGCAGGCCTTTCATTGCCCGCGACCACCGAATGGTGTCTACTAAAAAGTCGGATGCATAGAAAGGGAATGATGGATCCTTTGCCATATTAAAATTTTATTACCTACCCAATTGGTAATGGATTAACACAACAGGTTTCTAAATTCACAAAGCAGCCATGTTGCGTAATTGAACCTTCTCTAAATAACCTCCATAGCAGCTGGCAGCCGAAATTGGCAACTGAGGAATTTATAAATAGATCCTGCTTGTTAAGAGCCTCCGCCAGCGAGCAGCTGGGCCCTTGATCTTTCTCTTTCAGCTTCCTTAACTGTGGGAATATGTCTACCACCGTTGGTAGGTTAGCACATGTAGGGAAGGTAGATTGTGGTTGCTCAATACTACTAATGGTACCTAGAACTACCTGACCAGTCCTTTGGAGATTCCCCATATCCAGCCAATACAGGGGTTTCTTGTCGGGCGCCATATGGTTTACTGATAATTTCTGCAGGTTGTTATAAATTTTAATTCTGCCGGCGGCAGTATCGATGCAGCTCATGATTATATTAGCCGTATTTTCACCAGTAAATTTCTCCGTGTATGCTTCCCAGTTATAACCAAAAAACCGATTTACCCTGGAAATAAGTACAACAGATTTGTGCAACCCAATATCAACGGCAGAAAACAACTGTCGACCTATATTCGCTTCGCTCACTGTATCATCATCCCAGCAACGAACGTGAATTCCTGGATGCCCTAAAGCCAATAAGGCTTCATTAAGTCGGGCCAGATGTGTAAGGCATAATGACCCAGTTCCTCCGACCCCTATCAGGTGTATAGTAACCCTATGAGTAGGATCAAGAAGGTAAGGAGCTGTATAATGAATTTTCATAGCAAATTTTTCAGCTTATTTTTTTTATACTCAATAAGTTCGCAAAGCGGGAATGGTAACTGATTAGGCGATATTTGACTCCTCCAAATTGTATTCAAATTACCAACGGTAGGATTGTTATTCCCGGCAAGATGTGAGAACTCACTCAGAAAAAATAAATCTTCCCAGTACTTAATAATATCGGCATACGTAGGTTTGGAAGGAGCTTTAACCTTGGCACTGCCCAGGCAAACATGTCCATCAGCAGAAACATTATGGAATGGCGCCAAAAACAATTGTGTATCCTCTGCCGGACGGGTTGCTTCTGTAAAGGCATATACATACAAATTCCCCGATGAAACCTTAAATATTAAGGGCGGCACCTGAGCCTTTCCGGAAGGCAAGTGTAGGTCTTTAGCGAAGTATAATACTCTCGTTTGTGCAGGACAGTACCAGATCATAGTATATTTTCCTCCAGGCAATGCTTCAAAAGAAAGTAGATTTTCAGGCAATAGTCCAACAACCCTATTTTGACTTTGACGCTCATCAAAAAAGAAGTCGACCATATCAGAAATCGTCTCCTGTTGCAATGGCCGTCCCTCCAGTACTACACCATCGGGACTAATTACATGTGACTCCAGGTAATAATCCTCTCTTGGTCCCTGATATACCACCAAAATCATTGATGGCTTAAACTGAGTTGTTAAAGCTTCTGTTAATTTATTCATGTAAGTATGCTTTTACCAGGTTTCTGGCTATATCCATATAATCAGCAAGTGATTTCGGCCAAGTTGACAATTCATGTAATTCATCAAAGTTGAACCGCTTCATTTGCCGGTAAAAAGGAATAACCAAAAATGGCTCCTTTATACCTTCCTGTGCTCGAGCCTCTATATTTTGTTCATGCTCTGAGCTCAATGAATCGGTTTCATCCCATAAGATTGTACACTGGCAATCGAGATCTAACATGTAGTAGTCATCTTCATCTCCTGATTCAAAGTAGGAGAATGTGGATAAAGGTTTGCCATTTTGCACGATACAACACCCCTGCCTAATCAGCTCCAGAATTGGCATATAATTAAATTTATCACGTAGTGCATACACCCGTACCAATATATCCAGAGCTGTTAAAAGAGGGGCTTTCTGAATCTTTTCCAGGTACTCCTTTGCTTCACCTTTAGTATAGGTGTGAATATCTTTTGCAAGATCAATGATGGACTCAATATCGGAGCATCCCCCCTCCTGACTACCTGCACGCATCATCTCATAAAGTGAATCTTCCATCCAATCCAGTGTGTTGCACATTAAACCCTGGGTCCATAGCTCAACCTGAGTGTGGGAACAAAAGCATTTTAAGAATAATATCAGCAGTTCATATATTTCAGGGTGCTCAAACCTGAGCTTTTTCAGTACGGGACCTATGTGGAAACAATTCCAACTAAATGGCCAGGCGCACGAATAATAAATGGTAAAGTGATATTCATGCCTTCGTTCATCATAATCTATGTTGTATTCATAGCCCTTAGGAATGATTTGTTTAATGCATTTGAGGATTTCATTCAAACCTTCTGATAAGGAGCCGCAGCTTGGCGGTACTTTTCTTAAAATTTTACCGGTAAGGATCCTGGAGGCACTCCTGTAAGATTCCCATAAGTCGCAATAGAAATCATTAACGGACGGTGTAGCCTCCAGTTCCCCATCCTGTTTAAAAAAGACCTCTGTTCCCGGCTTAGATTGAAATCTCAAAGCACAAATGGCATTGCTGACGTGGATACCAGTACCCGTGGAGACGTTTCCTGCTGTGCATACAGCTTGGTATCCCGCGCTTCCTGAAGAAATATCCTGGCCAGTCCTCGATGGAGAACGCTTTTGTTGATTCCTTTTTTTCGACATACCTTCTTTGTGTCTTTTTTTTTCATAATCTACCCTTTGGTACCTACGGTTGTTTTAAACTCATATACCGCCTTATCTTCCTCAATTGATGGGCCGGCAATGGTTGCCGTAGTTAAAACAGGATGCTGCATTGAATAGAACTGCAAAACCTCTGCAGCCGTAAAATCAACGTTTGGATCAGGCAGATTTACCATTTCGCCGTCCTTCTTGAATTTAAAAGCACGCTTCAAATTTGTAATTTCAAGTGCCATAGCAAATTGTAGTTTAAAATTTCGGATTAAAGGGCAGATGATAACAGGATTGGATATACCTCTCCATGGTCAGGATTAGTTATGGCATTATTGGAAATACGGCAAGCTATGCTGGCAGTGTGGTCCCAAGACAACAGTTCCTTTACCATTGTCACCATACCCTTGCAATTAAAACCGCAACCAGACGGCCGGATAGCCCTTAACCTAAATCCTTCTGTTGCCTTCCCGATGAACCAATCGGTCGGATGTTCATCATCCTGATATACTACAACGCAATCACCACCCTGAAGCCCAATAAGCAGGCAAGATTCTCTATTCAGAGTAATAAGCCCCCGTTGGTCAAACCGAATTATTGGATTATTGCTCTTGGAAGTGGTACGTTCACCTGGTATTACTTTTTTAAGCACCATGATTTATAGATTATTTAATTAGTCAAAAAGAGTTGGTTCTGAAGAATTTGACGCGGCGTTCACCTCCACCGGTACCGGTTCTTTAGTTATAGCCGCAGCTTTTTTCTTATCTGGCTTTTTGCTTTCCGTTTCCTGCTTAAGACGTACTTCATCAGAAAAGTCATCGGCATTAACTACCAGTCCCATGGCTTCTTTGACCGGTAGGGAAATTGCAGATAAAAATCCTCCATCTAGCTCCTCCGGGGTTCCCGTCACGATTACAGGAATGGTTAACCCATGCATTGCCGGCAGTACACTGACGGTGAAACTTCCGCCTTTCTGCTTTATGCGGATGTCTATATCGATATTATTGCCCAGCTGGGCTAGTTCTACAAAAAATGACATGATTTAGATTTTTTGTTTTAACAAAGGCATCAGTAATCCGAGGTAATCAGGATCATCCTCTGCCGTTACCAATATTGCACGTTTAGGATCGTGAATAGCAAATTGCACTTTATCATATGTCACCTGGTGCATGAGAGTCAGAAGGCGATCTGCACTTACGTTAATACTGGATATGTCACCTTTATAAATACCGGGTATATCCACCACAATACGCCTCTGCATATCCAGATCCTCAGAAACAAAACGGATTATTCCTTTTTCTTCTTTTAGTAAGATCTCAGCCGATCGATCTGCAGCTAAAGAGAGACAGCATCGCTCCAAAGCACTGATCATTTCTTCCCGGTCCAGGGTTAAGTTGGGATGGAAGTCAGTAGGAATAATCGATCTGTAATCAGGATATTTACCATCTACAGCAGTTGCAATTACGCTGGTTGACGTTGTGTGGAATGCCACATGGTTACTATTCCAATAAACTTCAGCATTATCAAATCCTTCAAGTGCCTTAACCATTTTTGAAGTAACCAATAACTTAGCCTCTCCCTTCGCTTCGACTGAGAATGACCGGGAAAACAGTGAATGAGCGTCTGTACTTACAACGGACAGGCCATTTGCCAATACGTCCAAACAGACACAACATAATGCAGGCCGTAGTTCATCTGCGCTCACAGTAGCCAAAGCTTTATTCATCCAATAAACCAGGCCATCCTCAACTGTCATAAAGTTTTTACGAGGTATAGCAGGCAGTTTAGGGTAATCTTCCACCTTATCAGTAGCTTTCAAAATAAACTCATCCTGCATAGCGCCAATGATCCGAATAAGTTCCTCTTCAACTTCAATGGTGATAGGCGCTTCTTTTGATAAGAATGCAACCCGTTTTAGGAAATCAAATGGTAATAATACATGGAAAGGTTTTCCAACCACCTCACATTCTACGCGATGTTGGATTGTGGTCATCAGGTCAGTACTGCAGAACTCTACTTCTGCTTCACCTACTTTACATAAGACATTGCTCAAAACCGGCAATACCGGCTTTTTGGGTACCGCCTGCCCCAATTTATTTAGGGCGTTTTTAAGGGTTTTAGAATTAATAATGAATTTGTTCATTTGTGTTCTATTTAGCAGTAGTTTTCGATGAATGGACGGGAAAGCGATTACCTTTCCCGTCCTCAACAATCAGGACTTCCCCATGATCACTGATGATTGCTAATCTGGTTCCCCTGGGTGCATATACCAATGGTCCTTTTTTACCTGACGTCGGATCAGTTGCATAAAAGACCGACTTAGCCTCAGCTACAAGGTGACAGTATGTAGGATTATTCATCAATATCTACTGGATGAAGAAGTTTAGCCGACCATTCCGGCTGTTCCAATTCAATGATACCAGCATTGCCACTTTCAGCTGCCGCATCAAAACCGGGGAATATCATCTTATCCTGACACTCTTTTATGGTGTCGAGAGCGAACCGGTACTTATATTTACCGTTAGCCAGATCCTCCGGTGTCCAGATAAATACCGCGGGGAGATAAGGCGGTACAGTCTGTAGCATAATCATGATTGTCACGTTGAATTGACGGCCAGTTATATCACTCATTACCTTTTGATACATTCCCTCACTAAGCTCATATTGGAACTTTGCCGTATCATAAAGGAATTTGCCGAGTGTCTGAGCTGAGGTCGTTTTAAACGAAATCACCGCATCGACTCCGATATTTTCTTTAACATTAAAATAGTCTGGTCGTACCTTCACCGGCAGGCCGGTAACAGGATCCTTTCCGTAAAAAGAAGTTTCGGAAACTGCACCTTTAAGTATCCGCTTTATTATACCGCCGCCGTACAGGTTATAACCCTGACGAACAGCATCAATAATTACTTGGTGCTCTTCATCAATCAATTGGTACTCACAGGACTGGCGCAGCTCATCCAGATAAGCGCGTAGTTCTGGCATTTTTTTTCCATCCAACGTTTCTGAAGGCACCTGATTGATGCACTCAAACCAACGTATCATATCAGTAACACCAACTGTAGAATTCAACGGATGGTTAGGTTGGATAATAAACTTATCAAACAACTCTTCCTCTAAAAATGCCATATGAGCAAACGTCCCGAGTTCAAAGTGATCTTTCTTTTTATCCTTGTGACGTTGGTTGGTATAAAAAAAATAGTGGAATGGAGTTTTTAATACCTCTTTTAAGGCACTGGAAGAATTAGCCTTTTTATCCAGGTACTTCTGCATTTCATCGCGCACCACGGTGCCGTTTACAGATAGGCTTACCAGGTCAATAGGATGTACTTCATCGGAGTTAAACTGATGGCTGTGCAACATATCCTGCAGCGTAGGATACTCAGATGGATCAAATCCCAGCGGATTCAATTCTTTATCAATAACCTGTGCATCGTCCAGGTCGGGGAAGTTTTTAAAATCCATGGTTTAAGCTTTTGGAAGGTTAATTACAATAGGTTTAATTGACCAGACAGCAGATTCGAAGCTGTTTTTCTTATTCTTTTTTTTGCCCAAATATGTTATCTGAACAACACTCCCTTGAGTAAGTCCATTCAGTAAGGACACTAATCGTTTACTGGCATTCCGCCATGGCTTAACCTCTCCCTTTGTCTTCTCATAAAAAAGGGCACAATCAATCTCTACTTCAACACTGGGGTCATTGAAGTCAGGGAACATTTGTGGCGCCACACTATGGAAATACACTTTTTTGGATTCCCCAATAGCTGCCGGTTCCCAATATTCAGCCATTAAGTCAATTGGTACTACCACAGCGTCATCCAAATCGGGCATATTTTCGATTGATGACATTTCTACAACGCTTACCGGATGGGAATTACCTGAAGCTACTGCTACACCGGTAGTAGGGGATATCACGACTTCCCCTTGTTGATTTTTGTCGCTTTTCATACATTTGTTTTTAAGTCAATGAAAATTTGGCTTTTTGCCTATAGGGTACCGGTCGCCGCCGGTACCTTACTTTTTTACACTGCACACCACAATTGCGATGCACACGAGGATAATTGCGATTAGAATTGCACCTATCCACTCTATGTCCTTTATAGAGCTCCGGTGTTGTTTGAAAATGGTTTTCTTCATGAGATTTAAAAGGTGGTTTAAAATCAGGCGGCTCTCCTACAGCCGCCTGACCTGTCCTGAACTCAGAGATTCGAAAGGTTAAATCATAATCAAACATTTAGGTGAGCCCCGGATGTGGTTTACAGGAGCAGCCCGGCTTAAACTGCTTTGGGGATTCCGGAAATACATTATTAATAGAAATAATGTTGAGTTAGTCAACGCTTAAACCAGATAATCATCTTAATCAACATCACAAGTATTTTCAGGAATACCACTTTAGTAGCGAATCTGATGTCTTGCAACACAATACTATCAGCAGCGTAGTAGCGCATAACCTGCACCGCGCCAATGAGCGCAGACGGTACCAGAATGGCGAGATAAATCCAATAGATTGCCATAACCAATAGAGTTAGATTATTGAATGGTAATATTTCTAAGACGCTTATCCATTAAGGCTTTCATTTCCTCTTCGGACAAACTGGATGTTTGATTGGTAGAATTTTCAGGAGCAGAGAGCTGCTCCCAGTCTGCTTGTATATGTATGGTCTCTTCTTTGATCCAGGAAATCCACAGTTCTATTTTATCCAGACGTTTCTGAATTGCCTGTGGAAATTCGGAACGAATATTATTGCTGTTCATCTTGTTTACTTTGTCGGGCATCAGCGTAAATCATTGCAAATTCATAAACTCTATCAGACCAAAAGTGGCTCTCGGGATTCAAAGCGTTAGCCACGCTGCCATAATGAATTGGCTTATACTTTTCTGGATCCTCTTTAGCTGCCATGTTCATTAAAACCGTTATCTCCCGGGCATCTCCATGAATTAGTTTTTTACTAAGCGCAAGTTTCAAACTACGTTGTTCTTTCAATTTTTCAGACTTTGATGCCCGTGGTTCCACTTTGATGTTATTTGCGTACAT